CAGAGCACAAGGAGTACGCGGTGCATATTGGTGCAGGGCCTACTGCGACTATTGCGCCGGCTGCCAATGCCTATGCACAGGCCACGGGCCGCGCACCAGTTCCGGGTCGTCCCAGCTGGGCGCAGTAAGGGAGCGTTGCCATGATTCTTCGCCCCCGCCAAGCCACGCTTGTAAAGAGAACCCTAGCGGCTCTCGGCGAGCATGGCAATACCCTCGCCGTTGCGCCTACCGGGTCGGGCAAGACCGTGATGCTATCGGCCGTGGCCGGCAGCCTTCTGGCCGAACCCGATACCAAGGCTTGTATCTTGGCGCACCGGACTGAGCTGACTGAACAGAACCGATCCAAGTTTGAGCGCGTGAATCCGGGTCTCGAAACCTCTGTGTACGACGCCAATGAAAAGTCTTGGGATGGACACGCTACTTTCGCGATGGTGCAAACCCTCTCGCGCAAGCCCAATCTGGATCAGATGCCGACGCTGGACCTGCTGGTCATCGATGAGGCGCACCACGCTGTCTCGCCCAGCTACCGAGAGATCATCGACCAGGTACTGCGCAAAAACCCTAAGGCCGCCATCTGCGGCCTGACCGCCACCCCAAATCGGGGTGATGGAAAAGGACTGCGTGAAGTGTTCAGTAACTTGGCTGACCAGATAACGCTGGGCGAGATGATCGCCAGCGGTCATCTCGTACCACCAAAAACCTATGTCATTGATGTGGGCGCGCAGGACGCTTTGCGACAGGTGCGCCGCACTGCGATTGACTTCGACATGAACGAGGTCGCCTCAATTCTTAACAAGACGCTGATCACTGAGTCTGTGATCAACAACTGGAAAGCCAAGGCCTTTGATCGCAAGACCATCGTGTTTTGTTCAACGGTCGAACACGCCACCGACGTCTGCACTGCATTCAATCAGGCTGGTACTAATGCCGTCCTGATCCATGGCGAGTTGTCCGATGCGGATCGCAAAGAACGCCTGGCGGCCTATGAAAACGGTAACACGCAGGTCGTAGTCAACGTTGCGGTCCTTACCGAAGGTTATGACTACACGCCGACTTCGTGCGTAGTGCTGTTGCGTCCCAGCTCCTACAAATCCACCTTCATTCAGATGGTGGGTCGTGGTCTGCGCACAGTCGATCCTGAGCAATTCCCGGGTGTGGTAAAGACCGACTGCATCGTCCTGGACTTTGGTACGGCCAGCCTCATGCACGGCGCACTGGAGCAAGAGGTCAACCTTGACGGGCACGAACACGATGGCGATGCGCCTACGAAGAATTGTCCAGAATGCGGTGCCATCGTGCCGCTGGCTGTCATGGATTGCCCTTTCTGCAACCACAATTGGGAGCGTTCGGAGACTCCCGATGCTGGCGTACTCGACAAGTTCGTGATGAGCGAGATCGATTTGCTTAAACGCTCGAACTTTCGTTGGTGCGATCTCTTTGGTGCTGATGACGCGCTGATGGCCACAGGCTTCAATGCCTGGGGCGGGATCTTCTTCTTGAATGGCCGCTGGCATGCCATTGGTGGTGGTAAGGGCCTCAATACCCGACTGCTGGCAGTCGGTGAGCGAACGGTTTGCATGGCCAAGGCCGATGACTGGCTGAATGATCACGAATCTGAGGATTCGGCCTTCAAGACCCGACGGTGGCTAAACGAATCGCCTACATCAAAGCAGCTTCAGTACCTTCCACCGGAATTTCGAGCGAACTTTGGAATGACTCGCTACCAGGCCTCAGCGCTGCTGTCATTTCGCTTTAACCGCAATGCCATTGTTCGCCTGGTCAACGCAGCCAATGACGCTCATGCCCATCAAGTTTTGGAGGCTGCGTGAAATGTGCTGTTTGTCATCGCCAAGCCAAGGGATTCGGCTGGTTCAATCCACGCCTACCCCGGTCGGATCCGGGTCATTACAACGACAAATGGGTGTTCTGCTCACGCCGCTGTCAGAACACATTTTCAAATCTCATGAACAAAACGGAGGGTCATATGATCGATCCTAGTGAAATGGAAATCGCAGCGATGCAGTCTTGCCTTGCTCCGCTAGGTGAGTACGTAGGTTGCATTGGTATGCAACGACCAATTGCTGATTACAGTCGAGACGAAGTACTTGCACTTATTGATGTGATCGTCTCGGCATACCAAGACCAGATGCTCGAAGCGCATGAACGTATGGCAGCCAAGGACTATGCATTCTTGGAGCAGCGTATTTACATGCAAGCCACAGATCAAAAATAAGGATAAGTGTGATGCTGGACTTTAATCATCGCCCCAAATTTCATGAAGAGATATGTAGTCTCATTGATGGCGCGTTAGCACTTGAGCGTGATGCACAAACACCGCGTGACTATCTGGGTGCATCCCGTCTGGGTGTCGCGTGCGAGCGTGCGCTTCAGTTCGAGTACACCCGCACGCCCGTGGATCCGGGCCGGGAGTTTTCTGGTCGACTGCTACGGGTGTTCGAAGTGGGGCATCAACTGGAAGAGCTTGCCATTCGCTGGCTACGCATGATCGGCTTTGAACTCTTTACGCGCAAGGCGAACGGGGGTCAGTTCGGCTTTTCCGTGGCAGGTGGTCGCATCAAGGGACATGTCGATGGCATCTTAGATAGCGGTCCTGAATCGCTTGGCATGGGCTATCCCGCCATCTGGGAATGCAAAACCATGAACGACAAGTCCTGGCGCGACACGGCCAAGAACGGCGTGGCTAGATCCAAGCCAGTCTATGCCGCGCAAATGGCGATCTACCAAGCCTACATGGAATCTAGCATCCCGGGAGTGTCGCAAAACCCAGCGCTCTTCACTGCTATTAACAAGGATAGCCAGGAAATCTGGTTCGAGTTGGTGCCATTCGATGGAGGCCTCGCTCAGCGCATGTCCGATCGGGCGGTGCGCGTCATCACTGCCACCGATGCAGGCGAGACACTGCCGCGCTTTTCGACTACGCCAACCCACCAGGAGTGTCGCTTCTGTTCGTGGCAGGAACGCTGCTGGGGTGGGTCTTAATGCATGAACTCGGTTACTTCGACTTCAATGACGCAGAGGATTACGCAATCGGGATGGCTGACGATGTTGAGGTATTACGCCATGCGCTGGTCAATCGGCTAGAGTCCGTCCTGCTTTTTCTGTTTCCTCAGGGTCGTATCCGTAGCGGGAAGTTTTATGTGGGCGACATTGATGGCTCACCCGGTAAGAGCCTGGTGGTTGAGATGGAAGGCACGCGACGCGGCCTCTGGTTCGACTTCGCAACCGGCATGGGCGGGGACATGTTCGATGCTTGGGCTCTGTCGCGTAACTTGTCTGTTAAAACCGATTTCACACGCATTCTTGATGAGGTGCGCCAATGGTGTGGTGTTGCGCCACCGGTCAGCAAATCTAGCAAGCAGCATATCCGGCAGCAGCCCGTCGATGAACTTGGCCCCTACTCCGCGACATGGGACTACCAAAGTGTCGATGGCACTTTGATTGCGCGGGTATACCGCTATGACCCGGAGCCAGGGCGCAAGGAGTTCCGGCCTTGGGATGTACGCGCCCGCATGTGGCGTGCCCCTAATCCACGCCCCCTTTACAACCAGCCAGCCATAGCAATCGCCAAACAAGTAGTGCTGGTAGAGGGAGAGAAATGTGCCCAGGCTCTGATCGAACAAGGCGTGGTGGCAACCACCGCCATGAACGGCGCACGCGCGCCGATAGATAAAACCGATTGGTCACCTCTGCGCGGCAAAGATGTTGTGATCTGGCCCGACCGGGATCCGCCAGGTTGGGATTATGCGGAAAACGCAGCCAAAGCCTGTGTGGCGGCAGGCAGTCGCTCGGTCGTAATCGTCATACCACCTGAGTCCAAGCCCGAAAAATGGGATGCTTCCGATGCAGTGGCAGAAGGCTTTGACTACAAGGCCTTCATCGCATCAGGCGAGCGCATCACCGTCAAGTTGAGCACTGCGCCCCTGCCCACCTACACCATGGGCGAGATTCTGGATGACCAGTCGCCCCTCCCGGATGATCTCGTCTCCAACCGAATAGTCACCCCCGGTGGCATCACGGTCTTTGGCGGTGCTCCCAAAGTGGGCAAAAGCGACTTTCTACTGTCATGGCTCGCGCACATGGCCGCTGGCCTTTCGTTTTTAGACATGGCGCCGGCGCGACCACTGAAGATCGTCTACGTCCAGGCCGAGGTTCGGTACCCGTATCTGAAGGAACGTATCCAAAACATCTTCCTACCCAAGGAAGGT